GCAGTATCAAACCCCACGAACGCATACAACTTGTCGCTTCGGTCAGGCTCCGGCACTGGTACCTACACTATTGTGGTCTACGGCGAATGATCCGCGCTGGCGAACTACGTGAACGTGTGACGGTGCAGCAGGCGTCCGAATCTCGGAACGCTCTTGGCGAAACCGTGCTCTCGTGGGCCACGTTCGCGGAACGCTGGGCCAGCGTGGAAGGCGTATCGTCTCGTGAGCTTCTGCAGTACGGGCAGCAGCAGATTGAGGTTTCGCACCGCGTCCGCATGCGGTGGCTTGACGGGCTGACGCAATCCATGCGGATCGTCTGGCGTGGCCGCACGCTGGAGATCGTCAGCCTGCTTGAGCACGGGAACCGTAGTGAGCACGAGCTTGTCTGCCAGGAGGCCGCATAGATGGCCGTTGCTGGCGTTTACCTTTCGCTTGACACGTCCGAGCTTCTGCGGCTGCAGGAGTCGCTCGGCAAAGTCTTTGACAACCAAGGGCTTGCCGAGACTCTTGGCGATGCTTTGGAGAAGGCGCTGGAACCGGCAAAGCTGCGGCTGCGAGAGAACACGCCAGTAGGGCCTACTGGCAATCTCAAGCGTGCCGTGAATATGAAGATCGTGAAGTACAAGAACAGCGGCGTGGCTGTGGGCCTGATTGGCTACAACCGTGCTGGCGTTGGGAAGTCCAGCAGTGCTGCCGGCGGCACGGTGCAGGCTGGCCCTGACCGTGCGTTTCATCAGTGGTGGCTTGAGTTCGGCACCAAGCAGCGAGTTATCGCCAAGCTCTCAAACAAGCCCTACCAGCGGAAGGCTCACCAAAGAACGATGAAGTCTGGCAAAGTGGCCAGCATCAAGGCCCATCAAGTCTCTGGGCAGAATGCCTACATCGCATCGTCATACAGCGAGTTGGGGCAGTTCAAGATGACGAAGACACCTCGCCCTCCACGCGGGGAGAGCGGTCATCGAGTGCAGACAGACCCTGCCTACCCGAAAGCGTTCTTTCAGAAATCCACAAAGCCAATCGTGATTCCTGCCATGAATCCTGGCGGCAGCGGGGAGCCGCCGCTGCGAAAGACTTGGAACGAGTACCAGGGCAAGGTGGCTGAGCGGCTCACGTCTGAACTACGGATTTCTCTTGAGCGTGCCCTGGAGGCGCTCACCTACACCAGCACCGGCAGCGTGACTGGTGCCACCATCCAGGCCGGAGGCTAGCCGTGCTGAAGTCACCAGAGCAGGCAGCTGCTCGAGCACTCGTTGCAGATCCCGCCGTGGCCATGATTCTTGGCCAGCGTATTTGGCCTGTGATCGCACCGGCGTCTGCGTCCCTGCCGTTTGCCACCTGGCGACGCACGGGCGTTAGTCGCTCGCAAGGGCTCTCGGGCCCGACAGGTGCCACGTCTGTTCAGTTGGCTGTGGACGTGTTCTCGACCACGTACGAAGAGGCCCGCGAGGCCGCCGACAGAATCCGTTCAGTTCTGGATGGATGGGGCGGGCAAGTGACAGACTACGTAAGCGTAAGAAACGTGAGCCTCGAAACCGAGTCTGACGGCTTTGTACAACTCGCCGGCGGTGACTTGCCGCCGGTTTATCAGGTGACGCAATCGTTTTCAATCCTCTGGCAGGAGACTTAGCAGATGGCCTTTGAAACTCCGCATGATGGCTCGGGCACAGTCCTGACCTTCAACGGCACCGCCTATACCGTCACCAGCGTGGTTGTTAGTGCCACGGACCCGACTGCCGCCGATGACAAGATTGCCGTTTCGCATCTTGGCCAGACTGCAGGCGAAACCGCCAAGACTCTTGATCTTCCGCTTGCTGGTGCGGCCTCTGGCGAAACTGGCCGCAGCGTCACGTTTGATTACATCGGCAAGACTTTTATTGCCGACAAGAGCACTGGCTCTTTTGTGCTCACCATCGGCGGTACGGCACTCTCTGGCGTGAGCAGCAAAGTTGGAACGGTCACGAGTTCAACGCTGACGCTCGCCACGCAGGACGCCATCCGAGGCCAGGCCACGATCAAGCTTGAGCGGTAAGCCAGACGGAGGACCGTCATGGCGAACTACTCAGCGGGCGTCACGGCCACGTGGAACAGCGTGAACTTCGGTGAGGTTACGGAACTGACCGTAACTCACGGCGGTGCTCTTCCATTGGCTCGCGCCAGTACGTGGACGCTTGACATAGGCACTATAGAACTAAAGTGCCTAACTACGGCGAACATCTCCACAGCTAACTACGGCAAGCGTGCAGACCTGGCCATCACTGGTGGCGGGCTCGCTTACTCGGGCAAGGCAGTGCTTGAGAAGTTCACCATGGCTGGCGTGGTCAATGACGTGACGCGGTACGCAGTCACGCTACGAGTCCAAGGCTAGGAGAAACCATGCTGAGCGTTTCAGAACTTGCTGCCCAGATTCTCGCGGCTGACGATCTGCCCGTTCTCAAAGTGACGGTGCGTGAGTGGAAGGGCGCAGACGGCAAGCCGCTTGTGCTCGGCGTGCGAGTCATGACCGTGGAAGAGCGCGACAGCTACGAAAAGGAGTGGGTGGGCAAGAAGGAGACGGGCATCGACAACTTCCGCACAAAGTATCTGGCCCGCTGCCTGTGCCATCCCGAGAGCGGCGAGCGTCTCTTTGACGAGGCGGGCATCGAGCAGCTGGCGAAGAAGTCTGCGGCCATCGTGTCGAAGCTCTTCGAGAAGGCACTCAAGCACAACAACATGACCGAGACAGACGTGGAGGAACTCGCAAAAAACTGAGCGTCCGCCCGACGAGGCGTTTCCTGTTTCGTCTGGCGGGGCACTTGGGAATGACGGTGAGGGAACTGTCTCGCCGCATGGATTCGCAGGAGCTCACGGAGTGGATTGCGTTTACTCGCTACTTCCACGCTCTTCCTGATCCATGGCGGCAGACGGGCCTGCTGACGAGTGCCGTGCTTGCACCGTACTCCCAGCAAGGCAAGGCACCAAAAGCAGACGATTTTAACCCGATTGAGAAACCACCCCAGCACGCAGACGAGATGAAGCGGGAGTTGCAAAAGCTCCTGGCGTTCCCCGAGTAAGCCATGGCCACAATCCTCTCACTCGCGCTGAAAGTAAACGCCGACGCCTCTGGCGTGGTGAAAAACCTGACGCCGGCTGAGCGGGCGCTGGAGAATCTGGCCAAGCAGGCGAGTAAGGCCACGTCTGTTTTTGACGAGTTTGCCAAGAACAGCGAGGCGGCATCGGCTGCACAGGCGACTCTGAATGACAAGTTTGCGGCGTTGGCTGAGCAGCTGAAAGGTGGACTGAACGCCCAGGCGTACGCCGATCAGTACGCTGCCCTGCAGCAGGAAGTGCGAAACACCGCGGACGCATTTGCGGAAGGCGTTCGCGTCACTGAGCAAGTCAGAACGGCGGAAGAGCGTCACGGCCAGGAGCTGGCAAAGCTTGACGCACTGCTGCAAAAAAACGCGATCAGCGAAGAGACGCACACGCGGGCTGTCGCCAAGGCTGACGCAGCACTACTCAAGGCGTCCACGTCTGCGGACAAGTTTGCAGACGAGACAACGCGGGCCGCAACGCAAGGGCTCAAGTTCAACGAGCTGAGCGGCATACTCGCGGCACTTCCTGGCCCTCTTGGCAACATTGCTGGCCGCTTCTCTGGAATCGCCAGCGCATCGGAAGGGCTTAGCAGAGTATTTTCTGGTGGCCTGAAGACAGGGCTTTCCAGCCTTGGTTCTCAGTTGTCTGGCTTGGCATCTCCGCTGAATATCGGCATCGCTTCGTTTGCTGCGTTTGGTGCTGCTGCCACGGCAATCACTCGCGGGCTCGCTGACCTTGAGGGGCGAGTGGAGCAGTTAGGGAATACCGCCCTGCGTCTCGGCACTGATTTTGAAACGATTCAAGTGCTAGACGAAGCAGCACGCAGGAGCGGCGGCTCGATCGACGCCTTGGCGGCTGGCATCCAAAAACTGGCCGTAAACATCGACGAGGCTCGCAGTGGCACCGGCAAGGCAGCCGACGCATTCCGCGAGCTAGGGATTTCGCAGGAGCAACTTGCCACGCTAGACCCGGCAACTCTGGCTCAGCAAACGGCAACAGCACTGCAGCAGATAGAAGACCCGGCACGGCGGGCGGCGTTGGCGACTGAGACGCTTGGAAAGGCTGGGCTCACGCTACTGCCTGGGTTCAATGCGATTGCCGAAAGCGAAGAGGCGCTTCGGCGGTTCTCTGCAGGGATCAGCAACATTGACCGCGACCGCATAGGCTCGCTCGGCCAGGCGTTCGACAACGTGAAGACTTCGCTGGCCGGGCTTGGCCAGTCTGCTCTCCTTCCGTTCGCTGGCCTCGTTGATGGCGTGGCTCGTTTGTTTGCTGACTTGATCGGCACAGTGACACGCCTGGCTCAGGCCATAGGCTTTGTGCTGACGCCTACGCTTGAGGCGATTGGTGCTGGCTTCGGGTTGCTCGGCGACGGACTGGCTGCAGTCAACGGATTCTTCGACAGCCTCGTTGGAGCAAACCAGAAAGCCGCCGCTGAGGTTCGCGGGCTGCGTGCGGAAATGGAAGAACCGCTTGACGCTGGCTTCGTCAAAGAGTTCGCAAACGACCTAGAAAGAATTAACGCAAACCTTAGCAACGCAATCGACGAATCGGCTGCGTTTGGCCAGGCAGGATTTGACGCCGCACTGCGGTATCAGGAATCCATTCGTGAACTGCAGCAGCAACTTGATGACGGGATCATCAATGAAGAAGTCTTCCGCCGCTCTGCGGAGCAGGCTGGCAATGCGTTTAAGGACGAACTTGCACAGATTGAGCAGGACGCAAAGCTAGAGATTCAGGTAACGGAGAACGCCGCCCAGGCTGTGGCTGGCATTCGCGCCGAGTTGTCCAAGGCAATCGACGAGTCTGCTTCGTTGGGGCAAGCGGGCTTTGATGCAGCACTTGAATACCAGAGCGCGGTTGAGGAACTGCAAACGCAGTTTGAGGCGGGCATCATTAACGAAGAGACGCTTGCGAGAGGAGCTGAGGCGGCACAGGCTGCTTACGAGGCCCAAATTGATAGCGTGAAGAAGCTTGAGCAGGAGCAGCGCAAGCTGATTGAAAACGACAGAGATCGTATCGATTCGTTGCTGGCCGCCAACGATGAGGCCACCAAGCTTGAGCAGGATCTGCAGACCGTCCAGCGTGAGCAAGCCCGCGTCTCCGAGCAACTCGCCGCCGCCCGTGCCTCTGACAACCAAGCGCAGGCAGACGCAGCTGCTGCCCGTCAGGCAGAGCTTGATCAACTGCAGGCTAGCCTTGAGGATCAGCAGCAGGCTCTTGAGCAGGGCTTTGGCGTTGGATTCCAGGCCGCGTTCGAGAACGTCAACCAGAACATCAACGGGCTGATTGCAAAGTCTCAGGAGTTCGGCCAGGCCGGGTTTGACGCTGCCCTGCGTCTGCAGGAAGGCATCGCTGCCGCTCAAGAGCAGGCACGGGACGGCATTCTTAATGCCGAGGCATTTAACGCCGAAGTGCAGCGGCAGCAGGAGCTCTTCAATCAGGAGCTCGCTAACATCCAAGAGGCAGAGAAGGCCAGGGACGCGGCAGCTGAGGACAGGAAGGCCAAGGAGCAGGAGCGAGCCAACGCTGAGCTGCAAGCACAGGCCGACTACCGCAAGCAGCAAGAGACTGCCCTGCAGGCATACCAGCAACAGCAGCAGCAGGCCCAGCAGCAGTACGCCCAGGAGCAGGCCCGCATCTTTCAGGAGCAGCGCAAGGCCGCCGAGGCCGAAGCGAAGCGGCAGGAAGAACGCATCCGCAAGCTGAACACGCTTGGCGCTCAGTCCATCCAAGTGGCGGACATCCGCAACGTCGAGAGCGCCAACCTAGTGCTGCAACTGGGAGCGGCTGCCCAAGATCCCGCACTGATTCAGCAGCGGCTGCAGACGAAGCTGCTTGAGAAGATCGCCCTAGGCATCGGCCAGGCAGCGAGCAATTACTTCAATCAGCCAGTCGCCATCGTTGGCTACGCTGACGTGGGAGGCATCTAATGCCCATACAGTCCTGGCGTGAGCTTGCACGCACGACAGAAGGCGAAGTGCGTGGCACCACGACGGCCACCCGCACGTTCGTGCTTACGCTCGCCGACAACACGCTAGAGAACAACCCGCCGACTGAAGCGGAAATCATCTCGGCTCTTTCGCTCGGCAACTGGGGGGCTGCGCATCCTGCGCTCACGTTCCTAGGGCTGCGAAAGGTGTCGATTACTGAGCGGCATTCTGACTCGCCCTACCACGTCCAAGTCGTTGCCGAGTACGGGCTGGTCGTGCCCAACGACTTGGCCAACCCGACTGCACGAGACTCCGAGTGGACATTCGCCGCCGAGCCTGCCCAAGTGCCAGCGTTCTATTATTGGGACGGCACGACACGCAGGCCATTGGTCAACTCTGCGAATGACTTCTACGAGTCGCTCACGACTGAAGAGCAGATCGTCAGGGCCACAATCAAAAAGAACTACACCAACTTTCCTGCGTCTCAGATGCAGGCGACAAACAAGATCAATAGCGGCGATTACTTTGGCTGTCCTGCGCACTCGTGGAAAGTCGCTGGCGTCAACGCCACCTACACCGTCGAGTCCTACAACAACGTCACCTACTACTACTGGGCAACGACCTGCGAAATCTTGTACCGCGAAAGCAAGTGGAATCTACGCATCCCTGACGTTGGGTGGAACTACCTGAGCGGTGGCGTGAAACGCCGTGCCATGGTTTTTGATTTTGAAAACGGTGAGTGGGTGGCGTCTGCGAATCCAGTGGCGTTGGACGGCAACGGGAATCAGTCATCTGGCTTTCCCTACATCCACGATTTTCGCGTCAACTCCGAAGCCAACTTTGGCGATCTCTTTGGCTCGCCGCCAACCTGACGCATGGCACGCCAGAAGAAACCTTTCGACGCGGTGCAGTTCACTCGGGAAAGCGCCGAGCGGGTGGCTCGCGTCGTTCGCCAGGCCGAGCTCTCGCCGGCGGCTGCGTCGCCACTGTCCTTTGATAGGCGACTTTCTGACAGAGTACCGAAGCAGGTGCGGGCCGCGACGTTCTCGGGCTCGTGGCCGATTGGCAGCACCAAGACTGTCACGTTTAAAACAGCGACCGCAGCGACTGCAAGCGTGGTCAACCTGTCATGGCCAATCACGCTTTCTGGTTATGTGAATGAAGATTGCCTTGTAGGGAAGGAAGGCACGAACTGGTGGCTCGTTGTGCCTGTGCTGCAAACGGCCACGGCGGTCTTTGCGACACAGACTCAGAACGGCACAAACCTTGTGAGCATCGCCATTGCAGCGACGTTGAACACCAACACGTGTGCCATCACTATGGCTCAAACGCCAACTACGGCTCTCACTACGCTCATCACAGCCACGGCCACGTCAGCCTACCTTAGATTGCGGGTGCCCTGATGCCTTGCCCGTGCTGCAACCCTAACCCGTGCGCAAGTTGCTGCGAATGCAGCGGCATTTTTGGTATTCCCTACCCAGGGAGAAACATTGATTCCACGTTTGCATACACAAATCCTTGCACCGGCCAGAGTTTTTCTGATAGTGACTTCCTCCCTGGAGGCGCACTATCGCCAGGGGGGTATGAGTTGCGCAGCACGTTTTACAGCAACGACAGCAACGGCTCGGCTGTCCAAATACCGCGAAATCAGCAAAATCAGGAGGCTTTTGACAGATACAATAGCGATAACTGCGGCTGCCAGTTCTTTACTGTTGGGCAACTTCAGTATCGCGGAAAGATTCGCGTAAACAGTTGCTCATGCTATTCAGAATCACTAGTTTTTGTTGAAACCCTAAACGTCTACAAACACACCTGCGATGACGGGTGGGTGGAAATCACCAACGAGATATATCAAACCAATCGCAAAATCAATTACACTCAAAATAAAAGGTCTAGTGTGAATCCATGCAATCCTGAGCCCGCAGATTTTGCAGATGTTCCTGACCCCATCGCTGTTGCTTCCTCATACCCGTGCTTACCAATGCCATGATCGTAGTTACGAGAGCGATGTTTGATTCAACGTGCCTGATTCGCGGGTACTTGCCTGATGAGGTTGCGGCGTGCATTGTTCAAGACAACGGCAGCACTCTCCTGGTAGACGAGACGCACGCGGCCTACCCGCGAGCCCGCCCTGGCCTGGGTGACATGGTGGCCGCCGGCCTGTCCGCCATCGGTATCACCAAGGAGCGAGTCTCTGCCGCTGTTGGCGGTGACTGTGGCTGCAGCAAGAGGCAGGACGCCATGAATGAATGGGGAAAGAAGAATCTGGGCATCGGTTGACGCCTCCGCTACGGTGGTAAGCGAAAGGGCGAGCCGTGGCAGACGATCACGTTTTCACGCTGAACGGCGACGAGCGGTGGCTCGTCCGGTTCACTGATCTCAAGGGCCAGGCGTACGGCTACACGTTTTCGCAGAAGTCAAAGCGGCCACGCATCTTGATTCACAGCGGGCTCAAGGGCCGGCACCGCCTGACGATAATCGTCCACGAGTTGCTGCACGCTCTATTCCCCACAGCAAGTGAAGAGCACGTCGAGCAGGCAGGCAAGGATGTCGCCAAGGTTCTCTACTCGCTGTCATACCGAGAGGTGACTGATGGGCCGTAGCTCTGGCACATTCCGCCGCAAGAACGCGAGCGACGCCTGGAACGTCACCAGCCTTGAAGGCAGCGTCACCCGCATTGATTTCCAGACACGCCTGTGGGTGCTGCTCTCCAGCGATTGGCACTGGGACAGCGTGAAATGCGACCGCGATAAGTTGTCTGCTGATCTCACGAAAGCCCGCGAACTCAACGCCGCAGTGCTCAGCGTTGGCGATCACTTCGACGCGATGGGTGGCAAGTACGATCCCCGCAGCAATGGCAAGTGGGACGTTAGGCCAGAGTTTCAGAGGGGCAATTACTACGACGACATCGTTACCCAGTGCGCGGAGTACCTTGAGCCGTACCGCGAGCAGATGGCCCTGATAACGCCGGGCAACCACGAGACGGCTGTGCGGAAGCGGATGGAGACGTGCTTGACCACGCGGCTCGTTGAGCAGCTGCGAGTGCGTGGCAGCAAGTGCCGACACGCTGGCTACTCAGGCTGGGTGATGTTCCGGGCCAAGGCCGGAAAGACGAGCACGGCACTGTACCGACTTTGGTACCACCATGGTTATGGTGGCGGTGGCCCGGTGACTCGCGGCGTCATTGACTACAGCCGCTACCTCACAGACGTGGACGCTGACTGCGTTCACGCAGGGCACGTCCACCAGCGAACGCTGATTGAGGCCAGCCGCCAACGGCTCTCGCCTACGGGGCTCGTGCGGGTGCGGCCGATTCACCTCGTTCGATCGGCGGCCTACAAGCAAGAGTGCCTCACCGATGGCTGGGCCGTAGAGAAGGGCATGAGCTCCCGCCCGCTTGGCGGTTGGTGGATGCTCTTGCGGTGGAATGTAGACCATACGGAGTTGCGGGCATCATTCCATGATTCACCAAGGGACGACAATGACGACCACGATTGAAGACGCCAACGAGTTGCTGCGTTCTGCTGTGCAGATCCGCCGCGAGGCCCAAGCCGCAGGCAAGCCACATGAGGAGTGGTATGGCGTGTCGCAGGCGGCGACAGACGCTGCGTCATCTGTCGCAGAAGCAGAGGAAACGCAACACGTCGATGAGCCATACATCGAGCACCTGCTGCACGAGCACCACCTGCACCGTGCTGGCCTGTCTCAGGACGAACTAGACGAGGCCCTTGAGCGTCTGGCCGGCGACGGCATCACGCACGAGCAGCGGCCCGGCTCGCTTCCGTTCCTTGAACTGCTTGAGGAGGTACGGCAGCTGCACCTGAGCAAGAGCCAAGACTACGGCAGCGAGAACGACCCGCTAGCCAACATCCGCCAGGGCGCTGAGTTCGTGGGTATCGAGCCTTGGCGTGCCTG